TTGAATGTGAGCCAGTTGATGAAAGTGACACCGTTTGAAACCTATCAAACTTATCTTTCTATGAAGAGTCATTTTACCAACCCTAAGTATGATTATTTTAAGTATGGTGGCAAATGCCGTGCTACTATGACTTCTTTTAACAAGCGAAAGGATAAATATTTTTTCGAACGAACTTCTAGGAAGTATTCTGATGAACAAGTGCTAGACTTTCTTCTAGCAAATTTTGTAAATGCTGACACCCCACAAAACTTATGGATAGGAGAGATAATCAACTCTGGCGAAAGAACCTACGCAGAGTGGATGAGACGGAAACAGAGTTTGACTTATATTTTCAAGGAGCAGTCCGAGAAATTACTCTCAGAGAACGACTTAGAAAGGCTATTCAGTTGCTCGAAAGGACACCCATTAGTTCTAAAAAAATATCTGGGTGGAGAGATCGATTTAGAAACGCTTACGATACTGGAAAAAATATTTTCTTTCGCAAAAGATTTTGATAAGAAGTTGCAAGATCCGGTATGGGAAACCGTAAGTTTAAAATTAAAAAAGTATATACCTTTCCTAAATATTAATGTGTTCCACTATAAAAAAATCTTAAGGGAATTGATCAATGAGTGAGTTTTTTGAATCTGAATTCGTCCAGGAAGAACTGGAAGAAATTAATCAGATGCAACAAGAAGTTTATGGGCATATTATGAATTTTGGTCAGTTGGATTCTGGTACTAAAAAGGAACATATTGAAAAATTGAGTACGTTGTTAGAAAAACAGCGATTAATGTATACTAGAATATCACTCTCGGATGATCCGAAAGCGATTGAAATGAAAGAGCAGTTGCAACAATCAGTACAAATGATGGGATTCCCACAAGGAACTGATATAAATGTACTATTCAGTGGTATGTATGATACTATTCAGGCTCTTAAACAACAGGTTGACTAACGACTAAATTTTTGTTATAATATCTAAGTAAATCCAATTAATCTAATTAATCCGAGGTAATCTAAATGTCTTTCGCAGACTTAAAAAAGCAATCTAAGCTTGGCTCATTAACCGCTAAACTGGTTAAAGAAGTTGAGAAGATGAACAACACAAGCGGTAATAATGATGACCGCATATGGAAACTAGACGTAGACAAAAGCGGCAATGGATATGCTGTAATACGTTTCCTTCCTGCTCCCGATGGTGAGGATCTACCATTCGTAAAACTATACTCCCATGCCTTTCAAGGTCCTGGTGGATGGTATATTGAGAACTCTTTGACTACTCTTAGTCAGAAGGATCCTGTTTCCGAGTATAACACTACTCTCTGGAATAATGGTACAGATGCAGGTAAAGAAACTGCACGTAAGCAAAAGCGTAAGCTAACTTATGTCAGTAACATCTATGTTGTAAAGGATCCTGCCAATCCTGAGAATGAAGGCAGAGTATTCTTATACAAGTATGGTAAGAAAATCTTTGATAAACTCACTGCTGCAATGCAACCTGAGTTTGAGGACGAGGAAGCAATCGATCCATTCGATTTCTGGCAAGGTGCAAATTTCAAGTTGAAGGCAAAGAATGTTGCTGGATATAGGAATTATGATTCCTCAGAGTTTGCTGCTGTAACTCCTCTTCTTGACGATGATGATGCAATGGAAACACTCTGGAAGAAGCAAGATTCTCTCCAAGAGTTTGTAGCTCCTGATCAGTTCAAGTCTTATGAAGATTTGAAGAAGCGTCTTGATTATGTTCTTGGTAACAAAGGTCCAGTTCGTCAGGATCCAGAAGTTCTTGATGAGGACAATGATCGTGGTTCAGCAGAACAACTTGTTACTGCAGCATCTGCACCGAGATCTACTTCTTCAGATGAAGATGATGATGCTCTATCCTACTTCTCTAAATTAGCAGAAGAATAATCTAAGGGCACTGTCAATAAGACCCCCCATATGGTGGTAGGGCCTGAGTATAAGCAGGATATCCACCAAAGACTTCCTTCGGGAGGTCTTTTTTTATGGTGATAAAATACGAATATTATCTACTTTCTTAACTATATTGCTGACATACTGTGAGGATTTGGAATATTTCATCAGTTTTCTACTGTCCGTTAAGAATTGCTGTAGGTAGAATGGTTTTAATACAAATATTCCTCTTCTATCAAGATTCTTTCTCATTTCATATTGGTAGTTACTAATAGGAACAGTAACATTAAATTCTGTAACTAATACACCTTTTCTACCAGTTCCAGTTTCAACTAAACCATCATCCCAGAATTTAACATAAGAGTTTGTTGGATCTGTATCTGTTTTTGGTCTTGGTGATTTAAAGTTTTGATCAACAACTTGACCTTTAGGTAAAATTGTTCTTCCTCTAGAATCTTTAATCTCAATTGTTTCATAGAAACGAGTTTCGTTCATTGCAGAACCATATGCATTTTCTGCAAAATAGAAAATATCTTTATCTGAGAGTGGCCATTGATCTCTTATATTAGTAATACCAGCAGATATTAAAATAACCCAATCCAGACCTTCTGAACCATATAGTTTTTTTGCTACTTGATCTGGTCTTTCACCATCAGTAATTTGGTATTTTTCAAAATTTGTTATTGTATTTTGAAAGTCTTCTCTAAGTTTAACTCTCTTAAAAATATTTTTTGCATCTATGTACTCTAATGTAGAATTAGAAGTTTTAAGAGGTGATGGGTATTGTAAGTTTGGTAGTTCTCTAAAGTATCCCATATCAATAACCTACTCCGTCTGAATTTGGATCATAATCCCAATTTTCCCCATAATCTCTTTCATATATGGGAGCCAATTCTGTAAATGCTAAACTCATAATTACAGAAATGGGAGTTCCATCACTATATGTTGCATATACGTTTTCACCTGTATAATTGACTGTTATATCATTTAAGGCACATTGTTTAAATCTATGTAAGAATGGATGAGTTTCACTTCCTTTCTTATACCTTAGTTCAAATACGTTTGGTGTTTCTAGGAATACATTTCCTTGTGAAACTTTGGGTGCCATATTTCTTTTAAATGATCTGATAATAGATTTTACTTGTTTTGCTTCTCTATCATCTCTGGGAGTCATTTTAAATTGGAAGCTGAATGACCTTAATGCTGGACCATTCATTAATAAAGTCATATTGGGGTTTATTACTGTACCACTCTGCCTTGATAATAGTTGTGTCCCAGTAACATTAACACCTGGTATTAAACTTGCTGCTCGTGCTGCAAGATTTCTAGTTATTGTTTTTCCTACTTCTGATAGTCTGCCTTGATTTGTTTTCGCAATATTTGTACCTATATCTTTAATTTTATCACCTATATCAGTAGTTAAATTACCTATACCATATTCTTTTTCTTGGCCTTTATTATCTTTAACAGTTGTGCCTAATTTGCTAAGATCTTCACCTGCAGCAGTTACAAATTCAGTAACTCCTCCAGCAACAGCAGAAGAAATAGTATCTAAGGAATCTGGACCATATTGTACTTGATTTCTATCATTAATATTAACTGGCATAGGTAGTAGAATAACCCCATCTTCTACTAATTGTGCAGGACTATTGTTTCCGCGAGTAGGACTATTATCTTCATTAATAGCATAACCCGAATCTTGTTGGCCAAGACCTGGTGCTGGATAATCTTTAATAGTTACTTGCAAGTAATCCGTATCATCGGTGATTGCTTCAAATGGATATCGTAATACTCTTGCCATTTATATTATTTTTTAGTTATTTAGCCTGAATTTAGCAAAAGGTATCTTATCGAGGTCATTTAATTCATCTGATGCCACACTATACAGTCCTCCAGCAACTTCACCCCACGTATATTGTCTATTTTCACCCCAATGGAAGTTAATTCCTCTAAATCCCCATTCATAGACAGCAGTTACGGCAACTAGTGGGTTTTGATCATATCTGATGTTCGGAGTCTTAGGATTATATACAAACACATAAAATTCACCTGCTTCTGGAGTTTTACCACCTTCTTCTAGGACATCGATTATATCTATCATTAAATCATCAGGGTCTTCAGTTCCAATTAGATTTTTAACTATAGAAGCAACGCGACTCATTTGCTGATCCCCAATTCGTTTTCTGTTAATATTTTAAATTCCCATTGACGATCTTGACAGAAACTTTTTGCTGCTTTCCACTTTGCTTGGTTCTTAGCATATTCATAAACTTCATAAACATAACTTTTTGTTTTCTTTTTTTGAACCTTGGGTTCCATACATTGCTTCTTAGGTTTTACTTCAATTAAATATTTTTTAATTCTTCCAGTATTTTCTCGTACTTTTATATAAAAGTCTGGAAAGTATCTATGAATTCTATTATCAATAGGTGAACGATATGGAAGTGCTATTTCTTCACTTCCCCACTCTAGAACATTAGTGGTTTGATCACAGTAAACCATAAATTTTCTTTCCCATAAAGAACGGTAAATAATATTAGTTGGGTCACCTTTATACTTACTGGGAAGGGATGGTTTATATTTTCCTTTATAGGACATCTAAATAATAATAACAAAGGATATAATCTTAAATATTTAGAAATGCCAACCATACCAGATATACAGACTTTAACTAATCAGAATGTTCGGCAAGAACTTGCTGATGGTGGATTTGCAAGACAGAATTTATTCCAAGTATTCATTGAGAATGGTTGGGGTAAAAATTACAGTGGAGCTTATACACCATTTCTTGAATATCTTAAAAATTATCATTTGAAACCAATTTATGGGTTTGATTGGAATTCTGGTTTTAAAAGGAAATTAGCATTCTCTTGTTCAGAGGCAACTATTCCAACATCTTCATATGCTACAGGTGAAGTAAAGAATAATTATATGGGTATTCCTCAAGAATATGCTCATACTAGGATTACTCCAGATATTGATTTCTCGTTTTATATTGATAGGAATTATACTATTTTAACTTTCTTTGAAGCATGGTTGGATTATGTGGCTGGAGGTAATGAAGATATGAATCAATATGATGAGCCAGCAACATCTTATACTCGTAGACTTAATTATCCAAAGCACTATAAGAATGCAACGGGATTCTTTATTACAAAATTTGAAAGGAATTATAAAACAGATGGTGC